ACGGGACCAGCTTTTGGAATGGCAGTAGTAAGATCTGCAAGAGATAAAGATGTTTGGTTTTCTACGGCATTTAGAAAGTCAACAGAATGAGCAAGTTCATCTGAACTAGTTTTAAAAGCATTCTGCAAAGATAAAGTAGTTTTCATTGCATCTTGATTTGAAACATCACCAAGTGTTGCAAGACGAGTAGTTTCTCTAACAGCATTTAATAATTTTTGTCCTTCAAGACCTGTTGCTGCTAAATCCGCAGCAAGGGCTGCTGTATCTTTTACAGCAATACCCATAGTTCTTGCAAACTCAATACCAAGTTGTTTAACATTTTCAGTCATTTTAATTGTTGCAGCATCACCAGATGACATAAGACCAGCACCATAAACTTTTTGGAACCTAGTTAATTCAACATTTACTTCACGAAAAATCTTAGATGCTTGAGCACCAAAAGAAATTATAGGAACACTAAGACCAACGGTAATCTGTCTACCAGCCCACTGTGTATTTTTACCAAAGTTAATAAGTTTTGTTGCACCGTCTTGAACAAGTGTATTAAATATATCAAACTGTTTTCTAGAAACAGCTAAGTTTGTATTAAAATCTTTTAAATTAATATTTTGTGGGGTAATCATCATACCCATTTGTTTGCCATTCTTTTCACCAAGAACAGCAAGTTGTGACATTTCACGAGCAACTTCACGAACTGCTAGTTTGTGTGCATTAGATCCTTTAGTAAGCGCACCAACACCTTCTCTAGCATATTGCTTAAGGCTTAACTCTTGTTTTTGAAGGGCTTTACCAAACTGTCCAACAGAGTCAGATAGTTCCATAACTTTAGTATTCCAGCCACCCATTTTTCCAATGTCGCTGGCAAGTGAGTCGCCAAGACTAAATTTAAGTCCTGATGCTTGCTTATCAAAGTTTTGTAAAGTTTGATTTAAATAGTTTGCTTGCGTCATTAATTGACGCATTTGATTAATTACAGGACCAAAGTTTGCATTGTAATTAAAATTAGCATTAATATTACCTGTCATCAGTCAAGACCTACTATAGAATAACCTAAGCCATCTGATCCATCAAAACCTTGTTGAATAGCCATAGCTTCAGTTTGATTTCCAGTTATTCTTGCGTGTGCTCGTGCTTCAATGTCTTGAAGGGTAGTTGTCCCAGAATTTTCAGATGCTTGTGATTGCTCTGACAAGTCTATACCTTGTATCGCAGCAAGAAATTTATTTTGACGATTTTCTTTTTCATGCATAGCACCTAGTGTAGCTATAAGCTCTGACATTGACAAACTACTTTCTAGTTCATCATAGTCTTTCCAGTGACCTAATAGGAAGACTTCCGCTTCCAAGGCAGCTAAGTCTAGCTCGTTCCAGCTAGTTCCTGAGCTGCCCTCAACAGGTTTGGGTCGTTAAGCCTAATATCTGCAGCAACCTCCAATATTTTATACATAGTCTGGAGATCTAAAACTTCTTCAAGTTTTTCGATATCCGAAAGCTCAGGTGCGAATTGCTTCATAGCAATCGATGTACATTCAATCAAAACTTCTAGGAAGTCATCTTCATTCTCTTTTGTTTCGATTTCTTTCCACTTTTTCATTACTTCTCGTAGTGTCTTTAGATTAAGCGGTTTGATGGTAATTGGAGTACCATCTTGTAATTCAATCTCTAAAGATTCATAAATTTTTGTAGCCATTTTTCTCCTAATGTCCTCTTTTATATTATAGCCTAATTTTGTTTATATATAAGAATGTGGTGGGTATTTCTACCCACCACATTACAAAGTATTTAGTTATAGATTAGGATGCAGTGTAAACTCTATCGATAATCTTTCCGTAAGTTGCCTCTGAACCAGTCAAAGATGAGCCTACGTTTGTTGAAGAAGGAAGAAGACGGAATGTCACTGGGAAAACCGTTGCCTCATTTTTCTTAATACCAATAGAAATCGTTTCCATAGAAACTGCACGATATCCAATGTAAAGTCTTTCTGCTCTTGAATTAGCTTGACCTGATGTTTTTAGTGAATCAGGGGCTGGACCAACAACTAGAAGTGAACGCTCGATAGGTGAGTAACCAAGAGCACCACCATTAAGTGTAAGACTACGAAGACTGTTATTTCCAGAAGAAGCAACAGTACCAAGATCATTGCTATCTGCACCAGCAGCTACCAAGAAGTTTTCTAGAGTAGCTTCTGAGAAAGTTGTCTTAACAGAAACTTTCTGACCCTGCTTGAAGATCTTTGCAACATCAAGAAGTTGATCAACCTGTACCTCGCCGTAATCTGGTGAGAAGTCAAATGTAACACCTTCAGAAGTGTAACCAACGTGTGTCCAGTTAGCAGATTTTACGTTGCTTGGATTATCGTATGTATTAGTTGCACCATCAGCAGCTAGTGTAGCTGCAGTTACTGGAATATCATTTTCTGTGTATTCTGTACCAGATGTTTTACCAATGTAAACTGTACCAGCACCAACAATAATATTTTTTGCATTATTTGCCATATTTTTTTTGCACCTCCTTGCATATTTGAATTAGCTTTCGGGGGCTTCCTCAATAATATAATACCATATTTTTTATACTCTAGTGTACTCGTAAGTTAAATAAAGAGTAGATATATACAATCCTGATTGAAGGCTTATTTGTTGTTTTTCATTTAAAGAATAGTTATCTTGACGAACTTTAATATACTTAAATCTAATACCACTATCATTTACATAGTTGTTTACAGCATCCGCAGAATCATCAAACTGACTCAAAATATCATAAATAAAGTTCTTAATTGGGTATAATTCATTCCAGGGGGCAACAATAGAAAGAGTTGCTTCTTCTCTAATCATTGGAAACATTTTTGCATCTATTCCAGTAAATAGATAATCATAAAGGATATATGGGGTTACATTAGTTATAGCATTAGAATCATTAACCGCAAAAATAGGGGGTGTAATTGTATAGGCATCTGTATTCCAAACGCTTGTAGGTAGTTTGGTGGACCCAGAAATGGCACCAGAGGCTTTACCCCAGATGTAATTACCAATTAAAATAATTGGAAGTTTTGTATAATCCATATTACTTTAAACTCCTAACAATATTACTTGCAGTTTTTTTAGACATTGAAGTATCATTAATTCTGCCATTATTAATTCTTGATATAATAGCATCTGATTCTTTTTCCAACATAGTATTAATTTTATCATAGAAACCAATATCTGTCAGGACTGTATCCGCTGTATTTTGAATATATGAATTAAAAGCACTAGCAAAAGATCCTTTTACAGCATCTCCCCCAGGATTTGGAACAAATGATTGTTTGGCAAAAATGTCTTGACCATCTAATTGAAATACAAGGAACTTTCCTTTTTTTGGGGTTATATTTATTGGTGTTCCTTCTTCCATAACAAAGGCTTTTCTTTTAAATACTTGACCGCTTTTTTCTGGCATACTTGCATCTTTAAAAGAAAAATCTAAAGTTGGTGCACCATTAGATTGATTAATGGTAAATGAAAACAATCTACTTGCTTGATTACCAGTTTGACCAGTTTCATAAACGTGATGAAATGACATAGGATTAGCTCTTGCTAAGTTATCTAAATATGCACCAAAATGCTTACCAACTATTTTTAAAGCAGAATCTATTATTTGATTTTTGTTTTTTGTCTTGTGTAATTCAATTAATGTATCTGCGTGATAACTTGCTACAGCAATAATTTTTTCTGGCATTTTTCCAGTATCAACTTTTTTTGCCATTATAAACCTTCTAGTGTTTGAATCTCTTGTCTTTCTAATGTTACTTCATATTCAATAACTTTGCCATTAAAATCTATAATAGGAGTAAATCCACGAGGCTCAAAAATAGTTGCACCAGATACCCCACCTTTACTATTTGGAATAGCATCTTCTTTCCAGATTACATCTGTACCAGATCTTATTGCTACAATACGACTAGTTGATGATATTGCTTTAGGGCATCTTATTTTAATAAAGTTTTTATCAATATTTATCTGATTATTAATATCTATTTGACCTGAATCTCCACCCATTTTTGATCCAAGCAAACCTCTAGCACGACAGTTAATTGTTTCTGTTAATGTCCAAGTTTTAGATACCATACCATTTGTTGCATTTCTTGTTACAGTGTTTGTATAGATATCTGCTTGCATTGTATAGTTAGATGCTACTAAACAAGACATTTAAATCGCTCGCAAATCCCAACGCTTATACTGTTCAAGTAGTGCGTCTACATAAAGATTTCCTGTGCTACTTAGCATTCCATCTTGGAAAGTAATATCAAATGAGTCATTTTTAAATGATTTAAATCCTTTGTTTCTATAAACAAAATCAGAACAGAGCAGGTCGGTAAAGAGTTCCATAGTTGCCTCTTTAATTGCTTCTGGAACATATTTCCATCCATATTCACCACGAATATTAAATGAGCTACCTTCTACAAAAAATCTTTGTGTATAGATAGGATTAATATCTTTCCATTCAGATATATTTACATTTTGTTGGTATGTTCTAAGTCCATAATGACTTTCTGAAATAATTAATGGTATTGTTAAGTCATCTACTGATTCATAAAGTGAACTGTCATAAAGTATAACATCATCAGATGTTATCTTATCATATGACTCAATTCTTTCACCTAGATGTAAAAGGTCTGTTCCTAAACCAAGAGTTGGTACTGTTTTATATTCAAAACCAAAATTATCATTAACTCTAGCATTAATTAAAAGCCTTGCTTTTTTTTCAAACTTTTCAAATGTAGATCTCTTAAGGGCGGTGGTGGTTTCAGAGCCACTAGTAATTGTTAAACCTGTATATGCTGCTATCTCTTCTGCGGTTGCATATGGTCTAACTAAACTAACATATAGTTCATCGGTGAAAGAATCATTAGTCTTTATACCTTGAATATCAATCTTTAATTTACGATCATATGCTGTAGTGTCTGAGTTTAATGTCAAAGTAAATACATTAGATACTACAGTGTTTGTTTGATCATACTGAATATATTGATCATTGTCTAGGTCATATACACTATAAACAATGCTTACTGTATTTGCTGGTGCGGTATATGAAATATTTAAACTAGCACCATCTGTTCTTAAATATTCTATCATTTAACTAACACCAACAAGAGAATGATACTCTTCTGGTGTTGCCTCCCTTATTCCATTTGACTCTTCACTAAGAATTAATTGTGCTAAATTTTTTTCAACAGATATAAACTGTTCTTCTAGTTCAAACTTGATACCGTGAACATAAGCACTTCTTGTAATTATTGGAGTTAGAAGAATAGTTTCATTTGATACTTCTCGTACAGCTTCTATAACTTCTTCTACAACTTCTTGTTTTTCTGGCTCTACATAATCTTTAAATCCTAAAGATGAGCCTTCATAATCATCAAAAGTCAAACCAGACTCTTCGATTACTGTAATAACATCTTGTTTTCTTGCATTCTTTGTATATTCAAGTCCAAAGTCATCACAAAACTGTTTTAATTCTGCAATAGTTTTTGTATTTAACATAATTCCTCCTACTTAAATATTATACACCAAAAATAAACAAGGGTTACATTTCTGTAACCCTTGCTTAAGATTGTTTGAATTAAACCTGCTTGCCGTAGGCAATAGCTGATTTTTCTTCCAACGCTAGACCTAGACGAACATACACTGTATATTCAACAGAGTCTTTCTTTGGTACGAAGAACTTGTGTACCGTAACATCTCTCTGGAAACCCCAGATTCTGTTTTGCGGGAACGTAATGTCTACGAAACCTTCTGGGTACAAAGGAACTTCTTGTACTGGAAGACCAAATACAGAGTACTGTGCACCTGCTGGACCACCGATACGAGGAGTTACACCATCAAGAACACGTTGTGCAGTTTCGTAAGGAACAGATTTAGCATCTGTTGTATTAACTGTACGAAGCTGTGTAAGTAGTTCTTGAATGTGCTTGCTGTTCATGTAGAACTTAAGATCCTGTCTACGAGCCTTGAATTTACGAGGCAATGCATTGTAAATTGCTTCAAGAGCATCTAGATTGAACTTAGCTGTACTTGTTGCACCTGATGCCCAGATTCCTGCCATAGCTGCTGATGCAGCTGCTGCTTCGTGACCTGTTGCCGATGTGTCAAGTACTCTGTTGTAGAAACCTGCGATAGTATTATCGTAAGAACCATTTCCAGTAGTGCCAGTGCGACCATTAATAGCAATGTCCTCAAGATCGTTACCGAACTGAGTTGCCATCAAACGTACAACGTGATCTTCAAGAGAAGAACCTTCGATTGAATCTTCTAGAGATTCTGTTGAAAGTTCGTAATCTAGACGGAACTTTGTTGTTGTAAGATCCAATTTTGTGAAAGTTGCACCTTTGTTTGAGTATCCAGCAACATCAGACTGATCAGCCTGAGTAGCCTTAGATACCAAACGTGTACCAACACGAATCTTATCAAGTTCCATAGTATTAGCTGTCATCAAAACCTTACGACCATCTTGTGCAAGCACCATCTGATCAAAGACGTAATCGATAAACTGTGCAGACTGTTTTG